CGTTCGCGCCGTCTACCTGCCGCGCGTGGACGGCGTGGGTCTCACGGTCCATGTTCGCCCGCGCGCGCGCGCCATGTTCGCCAGCGTCGAGGAGGGCACCACCGGGTTGCCCCAGATGCACGACACGGACACGCGCCTGCTGTTCGACCGCGCCGAGGTTCACATGCCCGCGGTTAACGCTACCGTCCTGGTCTCCCCGGACGAGGGCTACAAGATTCGCGCGGCCAAGGCGCCGCAGCCCACGGGCTACATCGAGGCCGACGTGAGCGTCACGCCCGCGGCGCTGTGGACCGAGACCGACGCCGTGCTACATGAGACCGATCCGGTTTGCCTGGCGGCGCCGTCGATCGCCGTGGGCACGGGCAACGCGCTTGTCGCGCGCGCGGGCCTGTGGACCGGCGCACCGCGGCCGTTCCTGAGCTTCGAGTGGCTGGTCAACGACGATAGCGCGGGCTCGGGCGCGACCTTCGGCGTCGGCGGTCTGAATCCCGACGACGTGGTGACCCTGGTCGTAACCGCCACCAACTTGCACGCGACCGTCTCCCGCACCTCCCTGCCCCATGTGATCCCATGACCGAAATGGTCGTGGTGGTCGAAGGCGTCCGCGATCTTGCGGAGGCGCTTGGGTACGCGCGGGCGACGATCGACCGCGAGTTGCCGAAGGCCATGAACAAGACCGCGAACCGCACCAGGACTCGCGTGTCGAAGACTGTGCGGGAGTTGGTGCGGTTTCCCGCGCGATACCTGGGGCCGTCCGCCGGCAACCTGACCGTGAGCGAGAGAGCGTCGCCTTCGAAGCTCACCATCACCATCAGCGGCCGGGATCGCCCCACGTCCCTTGCGCGCTTCCGTGTCGGGCGGACGCCGGCCGAGCCCGCGCTCCGCGTCACGCCGGGCGGACCGGCCACGCGCATCCCGCGGAGCTTCCTGATAAACCTGCGGCGCGGCCAGAAGTCGCCCAAGCAGTTGGCGGCGGCGGGGGAAGACCCGAACGTCGGCCTGGCCGTGCGCTCGGAGGGCAAGCCCCTCGGCTCCTGGAAACCGATCGAGATGTCGCCCGGCCTGTGGCTGCTCTACGGCCCCAGCGTCGACCAGGTGCTCATGGGCGACGGGATGCGGGGCGCCTTCGCGCAAAACGAGGAGGATGCGCTCGACTTCCTCGAAGCTGAGTTCTGGCGACTGCTCGCCCTCTGACGGAGATCCAGATGCCCACCGACCCATTTCGCCTTCGCGTGCTGAAGGCTATCACCGCCGAGTTGAAGACCGTCACCCCGGCGAACGGCTACCAGTCCGACCTGAGCGACTTCGTAGACGAGAGCGGCGTCGTGCGCACGCGCGTCTTCCGGGGGCAGGACTCCTTTGGCGTGAGCCACCCGCGCCCCATGGTCTCCATCTTGGAGCACCCGCGCGCCGCGGAGCAGGTGCTTGGGTCCGAGGGCACCACCGTCAGCACGGGCGGCTGGGACTTGCTGGTGCAGGGCTTCGCTGACGACGATCCCGAGAATCCGACCGACCCGGCGCACATCCTCTCCGCCGAGGTGATCCAGTGTCTCGCCCGGGCGCGCGAGAGGCGCAATGACGTGCTCGGCCTCGGTGGCTACATGCCCTGCGTCAGCGACCTCCGCATCGGGTCGCCCGTCGTCAGGCCCGCCGACAACACGATCGCGGACGTGGCGTTCTTCTATGTCGCCGTCTCCCTCAAACTGGTCGAGGATCTTGCCGACCCATTCGCGTGATTCGGGACTAGACACGAATCACGAAATAAGGTAGGATGCACCCACTCGCGAATCACGAATCCATCAGGAGTCTAGCCCCGCATGGCACAGATCGCCTCTCGCAACCTCACGATCGGTAAGGGGCAGGTCTTTGCGGCCCGGCACGCCACCGCCGAACCCACCGCGCCCGCGCAGGGCTACCGGGACTTCGGCAACGCGCCCGCGTTCTCGATCGCGGTGAACTCCGAGACCATCTCGCACTACTCCTCGCGCGGCGGCGTCCGCGTCAAGGACGACGAGACGATCATCGAGATCAACCGCACCGGCACCCTTCAGATCGACGACATGGATCCGAAGAACCTCGCCATCTACTTCCTCGGCGAGGAACTGTCGGTCACCGCGTCGTCCGCGACCGGCACCACGAACACCTTCACCAACGTGGAGAAGGGGCGCAGCTACCAGCTTGGCGTCGTGCTCCCGGGCGCACCCTCCGGCGCGCGCAATGTCACCGTCACCGCCGTCGCCACGGTGACCGGCTCGACCGCGCTCGTCCTCGGCACCGACTACGAGGTCGACGCCGAGCGCGGCTTCGTCACCCTGCTTCCGGGCGGCTCTGTCGTCACCACGGGAAACGCGGCGGCCGGCGTCACCGTCACCTTCAACGTCGCGGCGTCGACGCGCAGCCAGATCATCGCCGGCGGCACCGAGTTCGTGGGGTCGCTGCAGTTCCACGCCTACAACCCGAAGGGCGCGCGGCTCGACTACTTCTTCCCGCTCGTCAAGCTGCGCCCGTCGGGCGATCTCGCGCTCATCTCCGAGGAGTATATGAGCGCCAGCTTCGAGTTCGAGGCCCTGGCCCTGGGCTCCCTCGCGCCGCTCTACATCAACGGCATCGCGTCGTAAGGGAGCCAGAGGGGACATGGCTCTCTCGACCATCATGCAGCAGCGGGACCAGATTGATGTCCCGAACGACGAGGGCGGCACCACCGCCCTCCCTCTGTACGGCATCCGAGGCACCGACATCGCGTTCCTGGCGCAGGAGTTCGGGCCGACCTTCAGCAGCATCTACGTCGCCGCCATCACCGGCAAGATCAACCTCGATAACGTCGAGGGCGCGATCTACCAGGTGCTCGAAGAAGCCCCCATGCTCGCCGCCGCGGTCATCGCGCACGGCGCACGGGAGCCGGAGGCGATCGAGGCTGCGCTGGACCTCCCCGTCGGCGTGCAACTGGAAGCCCTTGAGAAGATCATGCGGCTCACCTTCGCCGGGGAATCCTCGCCAAAAAAAGCGTGGGAGATCGTGAGGGGGGTGGTGACGGCGATTCAGGGCAGCCTGCAATCCCGGCCAGCTTCCGAGAGTGGTTCTACGAATACCGGGAGCACGTCAGCCTCCTGATGGCTGAAGGGCACCCCGACGCGTAGGACTACACGGTCGGCCAGGTCTGGCAGGAAGCGGCGATAGTGGTGGCGCGCAGATACCGCCAACTCGCCGACCTCTCGTCGATCATGCGCCTCACGATCTCCTCCCTGCCCGACATGGCTATCACGCCCGAGGGCACGCAACAGAACTTCGACCGCTACGTGAAGGCGATCGACAACCTACGGGGAGCCTGAGATGGCCGGGCGCGAGCGGGTAGTCAGCTTCAGCATCAAGGCGCGGGACGGATATTCCGCGCAGATGAAGGCGGCTACCGCCGCGCTCGATCGCTTCCGGTCGGCGCAGGAGCGCACGTCCAAGCATCGCGAGTCGGTGCAGGCCGAGAAGCAGGCCATCGACGCGCTGCGTGCATCGTACAAGGAGGCCGCCGACAGGGTGGCCCGCTACGGCGAAGCCCTCGGACGCAGCGCCAAGACGGCCAAGCTCAGCATCGCCGAGGAGCGGGAACTCCGTGAGGAGATCGCGGGCACCCGCGCCCGCATGGCCGACCTCACCACAGAGATCAACAAGCGCACCGCAGCCCTCTCCCGCATGAGCGCGGTGCAGCGCGCGCAGTCTGCCGCAGCCCGCAACGACACGGCGGTGACCGCGCTGCGCAAGGAAGCCGAGGCGGCGCGCGCCGCGGCAGATGCGCTGCGGGCCAAGGAGGCTGCGCACAAGGCGGCGGTCAAGGCGGCCCTCTCGCGGCGCGACGACGCGACTCCGGTCACCGGCACGGGGGGCGGATCGCCGGTCGGGCGCATCGACCAGGACCGTGCCAGGATGGCGTCAACCCGCGACGAGGCGGTGCGCCTGAACGCGGAGATGGCCCGTCTGCGCACCAGCACCGCCGTGCTCGGCAAGGCGCTGGCGACCACCAACGCCCCCAC